GTAGAGGAAACCAGGATTTATTTAAACATGCCAAAGAAAAAGGCGCCTGCTAAAAAGAAAGCGCCTGTTAAAAAGAAAACTACTAAAAAATAGAGGTTTACTATGTTTAAAAGAACAAAAGGGTACGCAGCTGGCGGTGCTGTAAAATCTAAAGGAATGAAAAAAGGCGGTCCTATGAAGTCCAAGGGGATGAAAAAGGGCGGAGCTATGAAATCCAAAGGATATAAAATGGGTGGCAAGGTGATGAAATCTAAAGGCTATAAGAAAGGCGGAAAAGTTAATAAAAGTAAGTAGTGGCTTACTTACAAAGCAATATCCCACATTTCAAATGCTGGGTTAGAAGAGAATACACACATAATCACGAAAAATATCATGGCGAGTTTCTACACGCTATGGTTGTTGCTGTTACGACTATGCCGTGTCGTTGTTTAAGTTTTCAAGTTATATTCACAGGCATAGAAGCTGAAGGAGAAGAAGAAGATACAGTACATGGGGGCGCTATGTGGGCTAGGATGCCAATAACAGCCCTTGTTGGAGATACTCCTTTTGAAGAATGGCCAGAGCCTATGGCAGTTCACGATGCTCAACCTTGGGATTGTTCCTCACACCACCATGCAGTTTACGTTATAGATAGAGCTACACCTTGTCCTTGGATGGCAAAAATAGATGGTAATTTTTATCCAGCTAAATATATGTTTACTGTGGATTATGCTGAAAATGAAATAGCAGATGATCCTGCCCAACATAAACAAAGTCACGTTTTAGAGTTATTGGATGCAGGAGAATGGACAGGCAATATAGTAGCGTTGCCAAACAATCGCGTCAGGGTCACTCATCCCGCTTGGTTTGAAACTGGATCGGGCGCACCTGATTTTAAACCATCTGCACATATACATTATTCAAAGTCTGATTTAGACTATACGTTGGATGTAAACAGAATTTTTGATAATCTATATGCAGAGGACGACTAATGGCACTTTCAGGCAGTACAGATTTTGAACCTAACGTAACCGAGTTTGTTGAAGAAGCTTTTGAGCGTTGTGGTATTGAACTAAGAACAGGATACGATCTTAAAACAGCAAAAAGATCTATAAACCTTATGTTAGCTGAATGGGCTAACAGAGGTTTGAACCAATGGACGATTGAACAAACTACACAAGCACTAACAGAAGGTACTTCTAGTTATTCTCTTAATTCTAATGTTATTGATATATTAGATATGTCTTTGCGAAGAACAACAAACAACGAAACAACTGACACAAGTATGAGTAGAATTGGTCGTTCTGAATATTTAAACATACCTACAAAAGACACTAAAAGCAGACCTTCTCAATTCTTTTTTGACAAATTAACTACACCTGTAATAAAAATATGGCCAAGTCCTGAAAATTCTACAGATGTCTTACTTTTCAACAAAATAGTTCGTATGGATGATGCCGATACTGCTATTAATACTATGGACATGCCTTTTAGATTTTATCCTTGTTTTGCAGCTGGTTTGGCTTATTACATATCAATAAAAAGAGCGCCTGATCGTATGCAAATGCTAAAAGCTGCTTATGAAGAAGAATTTAGACGTGCAGCTGACCAAGACGAAGATAGAGCATCATTTCGCATCAAGCCATCTATGAGGAGTAGTTATTAGTGGCTTACGCTGCTGGTAAATTTGCTCGCGCACTTTGCGATAGGTGTGGATTTGAGTATAAATTACATGAACTCAAGGAAGAATGGAATAACCTTAAAACATGTCCTGAGTGTTTTGAGCCAAAATCTCCGCAGATTGACCCTAGACCAGTCGTTACTGATCCAGAAGCTCTTTATAAACCAAGACCTAATAACGATAAAGAAGTTGGTGAAGGCTTCGTAGTCATATCAGATGCTAATAATTTTACTGCTACCAGTATAAATTCTTTGTCTATGAATCCTTCAATATTAGGTTCTAATTTTACTACTCCTAAAATGACAGGAAGTGTAGGAACAGTTACAATCACAACATGACTTATACTGAATTATATACTTTGATTCAAAACTATCTCGATTATAACGAGACTACTTTTAACAATACTATTCCAGATTTTGTTAAAAATGCTGAAGATCGTATATTTAATTTAGTACAAGAAGATTTCTTTAGGAAAAATGTGACAGGTAGTTTGACAACGGGCAACCGTTTCTTGACTTGTCCTACAGATTTTATTCTGAGTTTTTCGTTGGCAGTTATTGATAGTTCTAGTGATTATCATTTTCTGGAGAAGAAACACCCCAGTTTTATGCAGGAGTACACTCCTGATATAACTGATACCAGCCTGAGAGGGCTGCCTAAATACTACGCTGACTTTGATAAGGAATACAGCACTTCTGGAAGTTCTGGAACAACTATCACCGTCGCGCCATTACCAGATGCAAACTACTCTGTAGAATTGCATTATTTATATAGACCAACAAGTTTGGTTTCTGATACAGGGGGTACCTGGCTTTCCGTTAATGCCAGAGACGCTTTGCTTTATGGCTCGTTAGTCGAGGGCTATACTTTTATGAAGGGTGAACCAGATCTACTGACAACTTACGAAAATAGATTCCAACAAGAAATTGCTAGATTAAAAAATAGAGCAGAAGCTAGAGGAAGACGCGATGAATATCGTTACGACTCACTTCGCTCTAATGTAAGTTAAAAAGGAGAAAGTATGAAGCCTATCAAGAAACTTGAGGGCAAGACTGTAGCCATCGTAGGTATGGGACGTAGTTGGTTTGACTACAATCTTGCTAAATCACACGGAGTACATTTTGACGAAGTCTGGGCAATTAACGCCGTAGCAGACGTCATATTCCATGATCGTATATTTATGTTAGATCCAGCCAGTCGTTTTTTTGACAGCGACGATGCAGGCGGTCAAACAGATTCAATGAAGAAACTACTTAAAACACATGAAGGGCCAATATATACATGTGAATTAGATGAAAGAGCTAAAGGGTTAGTTTTATTTCCGATAGAAGAAGTGGTTAGAGATTTAAACTGTTACTATCTAAATAATACAGTTGCTTACGCTATAGCTTTTGCGTTATGGAACAAAGTAGGCTGTATAAAAATGTTTGGTGTAGATTTTACTTATACAGGCAACTTATATTTTGCAGAATCAGGTAGAGGATGTGTTGAATATTGGTTATCTAAATGCCAAGGCGCAGGTATACAAGTAGAAGTTGCTAACTCATCTACTTTATTAGATACATCTATACCTGTAGAAGATAAATTATATGGATATCATCGTTTAGATGATCCTAAAATAATTGTTCACGATCAAGAAAATAAACTACGAGTATTTAACAAAAGTCAGATTGAAAACAAAGAGCAAGAAGAACAAAAACCTGTTCTTATGGATAGGTATGATACGCATCTTAAAGAAGTTAAAGCTGGAGATCCTAAAGTATGGTAGACGAAATAACACCAGGAGCTATACCGAGTTTGGGTATTATAGAGGCCAAGACTTCTAACTTTGGCGGACACCCACCTGAGTTCTGGGCAGAAAGATTGACTGAAAAAATCGTAAGTGTATCAGAGGATAGTGAACCGCATGTTAGAGAGCAAGCTAGAGTGTATCAAGAAGCAATTCGACAGGTTTGTTTAATTTATTTGAAAAATGCTATAAAATCCTATAAGGCTACATTAATTCAAGAGCTATTGAAGGCTGGAGAAGAAGATGTAGCTAAAATTGTAAAAAGGATATAAATATGGCTATCACATCAACATTAACAACCAGCTTTAAAAAAGAGCTGCTAGAGGCTGTCCATAACTTCAAAAACTCAGGTGGAGACACTTTTAAATTGGCTTTATATACAAGTTCAGCCACTTTAGGAGCTACTACTACTGCGTTTACGACTACTGGACAAGCATCAGGTACTAATTACACTTCTGGTGGAGCAAACCTTACCAGGGTTGATCCAACATCTTCTGGAACTACAGGGTTTACAGACTTTGCAGATTTAACTTTTGGTACAGCTACTGTAACTGCAAGAGGTTGTATGATTTACAACTCAACTGACAGTAATAAATCTGTTGCTACGATAGATTTTGGTGGAGATAAAACCTCTACAGCTGGAGATTTTACTGTAGTAATGCCTGCGGCAGCAGCAAGTACGGCTTTAATTAGAATCGCCTAAGTAGCCTATGGCTGATATAACAGGCTGGGGTCGTGGAACCTGGGGTTCGGATACCTGGGGCGAACCTAATCCTGTCACGCTTACAGCGCCAAGTGCAGCTACGTCCGCTTTAGGTACTGTAACTCTCAAATGTGACAACAATATTACTGTTTCAGGCCAAGCAGGTACTGGAGCAGTAGGGACACCTACTTTTGATTGTGAAGCCAACGTAAGCCCTACGGGACAATCAGGTACTAGCGCACTAGGATCTGTAACAACAGATGCAGAAGCTAATGTCACTCCATCAGGGCAATCTGCTACTAGCGCACTTGGTACAGCATCTGTAGACGCAGAAGCTAATGTAACGCCTACTGGACAATCGGCTACTGGGGCTGTATCAGGGGTTGGAGTAAATGGCCAAGCAATAGCTACTTTGCCAACCGCTGTAGGTACGCTAGGAGCTATATCAGTTGATGTAGATGGAGAGGCAAATGTACCCGTATCTGGGCTTTCCGCTACTAGCGCACTTGGTTCTGTAACCATACATCATAACGCAAGATTTGATGTTAGTGGGGTTTCTTGTACTGGTTCGGTTGGCTCTGTAACAGTTGTAGCAAAAGCTGGAGTATCAATAACGGGCGTATCAGCTACAGGAGAGTTAGGAGAGCCGTTTGTTTGGAGTTTGATTGATGAGTCGCAAACACCTAATTTTAGCGAAATAAATGAAGATCAAACACCTAGTTTTACAACCATAGACGATAGCCAGACCCCGAATTGGGAAGATGTTGCTTAACTATGCAGAAGAAAGGTAATATAATCAATTGAACGGAGAAATAAATGGCTACTTATGTAAATAATTTAAGACTAAAAGAAATTGCTACTGGTGACGAGTCAGGAACTTGGGGAACAAGTACAAACACCAATTTAGAGTTGATTGGAGAAGCACTTGGATTCGGTACAGAAGGAATAACTACAAACGCAGATACACACACTACAACAGTAGCAGACGGTAGTTCTGATGCTGGTAGAGCTATGTATCTTAAATATACAGGAACGCTAGACTCGGCCTGTACGATTACGATTGCACCTAACACTATGAAAAGGATGCAATTTATAGAGAATGGAACAAGCGGATCTCAAAACATAATAATTTCACAAGGTTCTGGAGCAAATATAACTATACCTCCAGGAGATGTAAAAGCAGTTTATTTAGATGGTGCTGGTAGTGGAGCAGC